TAGAAGCATAGATTTATGTAGAAGAACTGGTGAGCACCGCAGGTCTTGGGCTCCATTAGAAATTAAGTTGTCAAAATATGCTTACATCGATCCACAGTATACCTCTAAAGTAGAACTTGACCTTAAAAACTATCTTTCTAATGATTTAGAATGTCAATTTTTAAAGGTCAAAGGACCCGATGGTCAAACTACAAACGAAATAGTGGTCCTTTCCAACCAACAATTGAAACTTTTGAGCGACAAGTATGTGGATTTATCGAAGGAGTATGGAGGGTGCTTGATCGACATCACAAAAACTAATATAGAATTAGAGAGGAGACTTGAAACCTTAACCATGTCGCATGACTCCGAAATGGAGAAACTAAAGCATAAAATAGAACTTGTCGAAGCCAAATACAGTCATCAGTTAGATCTAAAGGACAAAGAGAATGAAATATTAAAGCTTAAAATGGAGCTGTTAACCATTTCAAAAAATTAAATTTTTAATGCTTTTTAGAAGCATTAAAAATTAAGATATTACTTTTCGGTTAAATTTATTTTCTTTTCAAACAAGTGTGAAATAAGGACAGTTGTACCATAATATTCATATTTTATACTTTTATTGCTCTTACGGAACTGTTCAATGGTCAAATTACCACCATAAGCTTTCAACAATCGAAAATTGTTTGCTGGTGAGATACGGGTGGTTAAACCAAGCATAAAATGTAACAGTCTTTCAGAATCTGAATATTTGGACCCCCCAACCTTTGTTTTTTCGTCATTTATAAAAGCGAGACAACATTCTGGTGAACAAAATATACCATCAACTTCATAATAAGCATCTGAAATTTCAATGATCTCATTCGACCTTAAAAGATCCGATATATCCTTTTTCTTTGGAATGTTTTCTTTTATGGTGTAAACCGTGTTTGAAATTTCCCCTTTTGTTTTAACCTCGGTTACACCTGTTTTTGCCACCTGTTTAGGTTTATAGTGGAGTGGGCAAAATATACCTACACCCTCGAAAGTGTGGTGGTCCCAATGACACCTTATAGCTTCTGGTATCTGTTTAAAATTTCTTGGAAACGTCCATAGCTCTTTGACGCGCTTGATTTCATCATAAATCTTAACTTTTTCATTGGCTTCAATTCCATGGTTATTTTTAATCTTTTTTCTATCAACAACTGATAGATCAATTTTTTTATAAGGTTCGTGCTTGTTTTGCGCCATATTTATTAAATTAATTTTTTATAGTCAAAATTTCAATTTTTATATAATGAAGATAGATTGTGCGAGTGCGACTATACAAGTCGAAGAAGAGAAATCTAATGTTGTTGAACAAGTCAGATTTGTCTCGAATCCTTACGATTTGTCTCGAATCCTTACTTTTTTGGAGTCTACTCTTAGATTTTGAGAGTTGTGTTGAGTTGAGTTGTGTTGAGTGAGAGACGACACTCAACTCTTACTTTTGGAGACTCTAAAAACAACATTGCGTTTTTTCTTAGTTTTATGGTTAAAATTTCATTTGTGGATAAATGACAGAGTCTACTATAATTTGGCTTGTATAGTCGAAAGCAGTTTCCGCGACTACAAGGGTCGAATAAATCAAATGCTATAGCAACAAATTGAAATTTTTCTTATTTTAAAAGTATAAATAAACCATAATGTCAAACAAAATAAATATATTTGAAACACCGGTTCTCCAGACTTTTTTGGTCAAAACCAATCTTATTATCAATCTCGAAAACCTGGTCGAGGCTATAAATATATCAAGTGAGTCTAATAGAGCTGGTACCATTACAGCTTTAAAATATAAAAAGATAATTAAGGGGAATGAGAACCTTTTTAAAACCAAAAATGGATTTAAAAACGCGTGCCATCTTGTGATGTGTCACACCTTATTTAAGCGCAAGAAGAAAATGGTCCATATAAAGATTACAAATATCGGGACGTTTCAGGTTATTGGTATACCACAAGTAGACGTTGAAAAGGTTATGTACAAGATATACACTTTATTAGAAAAATTAAATAAAAATAATGATGTATTTACAGCTAAAACTTACAACGAAAATGATAGATTGGAAATTGTGATAGTTCCAATTTTATGTAATTTTATGATTATGTTGGACCAAGAAGTAACAAAAAATATTTTCGAAAATTCAAAGGTAGACATAATTCAAAAATTTATTGATAAAAATTTTGTGGCTTTTTTTCTCCCTAACGATAGAGCTATAACGATCAAAAAATCTTTTGATGTTGGGGAGTTTATTAACCATCCAATAAAACATGTTTGTTGGAATAAGAAACAAGGTAAAACCACCCAGCACATAGCATACGAGTCGTACACAACTCTACTTGATGGTGAACAGAAGCAGAATGCTTTAAATAAAAAATATTTAACTTTTAGGTTGTTTTCTACCGGAAAAGTTCTAATTAGCGGATTCGATGAAAACTTGATAAAAAAGGACGTTTACAAGTTTTTAAAAATTTGTGATTATTTTTAAAGCTTAAAACAAGCTTTAAAAATTCTTCTAACCTTATTCAAAAAAATTATACCTTTGTGTTTATATAACTTTGTAGACTGTATATATTTATACCTAAAAGAACCATAAAAATTGTGTTTAAGAATACATGATTTGCAAAAAGGCTTCTTGAACCTTGGAAAAATGGTATTAAAATTATAATTACAACGAACCCTAACACCAAATAATTTTTCTTTAAATCCAAAGGTGGAACCGGAGGTAAAGGTGGCCCTGGTATAGGCGGTGGTGGAGAAGGTGGAGTTGGCTTAGGTGGCACTACAGGTGGTGGAGTTGGCTTAGGTGGCACTACAGGTGGCACTACAGGTGGCACTACAGGTGGTGGAGTTGGCTTAGGTGGCACTACAGGTGGCACTACAGGTGGTGGAGTTGGCTTAGGTGGCACTACAGGTGGCACTACAGGTGGTGGAGTTGGCTTAGGTGGAGGTGGTTTTGGAGCAGGTTTAAACACACAGTTCACATCGTTTTTAATGTTATCTATGGACACATCCCTATCTTTAACAATGTTGAATATAACATCGCAGAAATTGTCTGGACAAGAAGGGTTTTCAACATCTGTTGTTTGAAGGTATGATTGTGGGTTGGCGCAAGGGGTGAACCAACAACCATCATTTATAACTTTTCCAACTTTAAGGCTGCGATAGACCTCGTTTAAAGATCTATTTACACACTTGCAGTCTGGTGTGTTGTTGACCGCACAATAGTTTTGAACCACCGTGTCTTGAACATTTTTAGGTTGTTGGTTAAACCAACCACGACACAGCTCACCATCTTTACCGGTCGACTTTAACCTTGAACACTTTGTCATATTTTTACCGGTATCTGGGTCTATGACACATGTATCTGAAGATTGTTGGCAAAAGTTTGCCACTATGGTATTAAAGTCACCATGAGTTCCAAACTTTTGTTTAAAATTGTCAATTTGGTCCATAGTATTGACCTTGTTGACGTCGTATATACATTTAAGGTTAGGACCCTTACCATTCCACGTCACTTTTGAAAGCGGGTCTCTTTTATGGGAGTCTACACCTATAAAACATTCGTTTTTATCTGGTTTTGCACAACGCCTTTTATTTGGACATGTGAAACAACAGGCTTCGTGGCCATACTCCCAATCATCCATACTGTCTGTCTTGCTACATGGTCTTATTGTAGTAGTAAAGGCACAAGTAAAGCAACTACATGGCTGCCCGGTATCATAACTAGTTTTAGTGGATTTTTGAACGGTGAACCCATTTACAATAGAAGTCATTTATTATCTACCATTATTAACACTTTTTTAAATACATTTAATTAAAGGTAGAAATGATCTCGTTTTAACCCTTTCAGACCCAACATCCCACGTCCTACGAGCTTATTGGTCAATTTGAGCCTCAAAGGGTTAATAATAATAAATGGTAGATTTTAATGGCGTTTTTTAACCATTAAAATCTAATGAAATATCACATTTGAATTATGGTTGCATGTACCACATGTTGGAGAACAGTTACCAGCCACAGCGCAACTATTGTTGTAACATTTACCGTAAGATCGACAGTCATACTTGTCGCCGCACTCGCACATTGGAGGAAACCTCGTGTTTCCATACTCGTAACAGTGACTTGTTAGACAATTTGAAACACGTGTTTTAGGTCTGAGAATAGGTTGAATTAATGGTTGAAATCCGGGTATTCTACAGTTCGGACCATGGTATAAACCACCTATCGCTCGTATTGGTCCTGGATAGTGTGGGAACGGGCTTAATTTATTAGCAATTTCAAGGTCAAAACTTGTTTGTGGTTGGATCATAGCTATTAACCACTTATCATTTGTCGATTGTTGGGGTAATGAACCATTGTTTAAAACTGTGGCTTGAGACATCTTTATTTTCTCTTTTTCTCAATAATAAAGATGCCTGTAAAAACCAATAGTTTTATCATTAGAAAAGTCGAACATGAGTTTGGTTTAACCAAAATTAAACCAAGGTTTCCTAAGATGCTCGAGTTGTACCTTGAATTGTTAATAAATAAAAAAAAAGTTAATGGTTCATTGGCAGCAGAAAAATATATACATCGTTACGAGCCTATAGTTTCGAGCGAAGATTCGATTGGTGGTGGTGGTTTTAAAGCGGTACCAAGAATAACTTCGATTAAAGAACCTAACCAACCATCCACCGAACGAAAAGGTACCTTTATGTGGGAATCGTCCGATTCAATGGAGCCTTCTCCCATTCTAAAACGTAAAGTTGTTAGACCCGTTAGCAGTTCACCATTAGCAGCTTCTATATCGTCGGAGCGTTATCGTAAGGTTAAAAGGTCCATTTTATCTTCTTCTAAGGCTAGGAATGAAGAAAAGTATCACAACAACCACGCAAATAAAGAAAGTAATATTAAGGAACATCAAACCATAATTCCGCCCGTAAAAGAAATTAAAAAGGTTTATGGCGATGAAAGACCAAATGTAAAAACTTTTGGAAATGAATACTCTAGGGATGAAGATGACCAAAAACGAGAGTTGTTATTTAAATTTGACCGACTGAAGAAAACATACCCTAAAGTTCATATACCCAATTTTAACATGATGTCTAACCACTTGGATATGAAGAAGACGTACGACCATACCTTAAAAAATTTAGCGGTAGATTCGACCGTAGAAACATACAAGTCGTATTTAATGATGGGATTTATGGGTTGTGAAATTGTTTTGGGTAAAATAGGGTTTGATATGGAGGGTTATACCCAACAACAAACATTGTACATGAGCAAGTATGAAAAGCTCCTTATAGAGCTAGGGGAGAAATCATATGTGCCTTCGGCTGTAAGTAGTTGGCCCGTTGAAATAAGATTAATGGCTCTGGTGCTCTTTCAAACCACAATATTTGTTGTGTCTAAAATTATCGCCAAAAAGACCAATGTTAACCTTTTGCAAATGTACAATAGCGTTAATGGTGTTTACGAGTCACAAAGCCGAACTCCAAAAGTTTATAGTAGTGGATTTGTTAGTGGCGGTAGTTCACCTTTAACTTTTATTCCTAAAACAAAAAGGACAGCTTCAACCACATCAGAAGGTAGGATGAGAGGTCCTTCAGCGACAAAAGATTAATTTTTTTAAAGCTTGTTTTAAGCTTTAAAAAACGATATTTAGGATTTTTGAACTAACTTTATTTCTGGTCTCAGTTTACCTAAAATCTGTTGTAAGATTGGAAACTTTAATTTTCTATCTTTCTTGACGTTGAACACTTTTTTCTTACAAAT